AAGTAGAGGTTCCGGCTTACCAATCCTGATCTTTTTACAGATTCTAATATACTTCGGTGGATGAGGTGGGAATCGAACCCACGTCCACAATGCCTTACTTTACAACCTTGCTGAATTAACAGCTACAACAATTCTTTAAGCCCGACCCACCATGCATTTTTACCAAAATGCAAAACTGTACTAATTATACTTTTTTACATCTGTGTTGTCAATGTCAAGATTATCTTTTTCTAGATCCAGGACACGATTTCTCTCATCGGGCAACGGTCCGCACCCTAATCGGCTCCACTCTTGTTCTGAGTAGTAATACTTGTCCATTGGCGGAGTGTGCTGTTTCATGATACAGATATTTAGTAACTACGACTGATAACCGTCTAGGAATTTGTGCAGATTGCCATACAGGTTGATCATGACTGCTTCTCGGTTGCCAAATAATATGATCTTTTTAGGTATGCGTTTGGCCATGTGAATGTAGTAGGGCATTTGCATTTTGCGATCAAGATCCAACACAGTATGTTGGGTAAATGCAACAGGATCGTCAATGGTGTATGAATAATTTTCCAAATTCAATTGTGTTACAAATACGTCGTATCCTGCAGTGGTCAGTCTCATGCCACCAGTTTTTCTTAGGTTGAACCACCAAGCGGACTGCGCAATCTTGACAGTGATGCCAAGATCAGGATCCAACAACTTGACTAATTCTTCAGTGACACGTTGTTTATCACGCACATCAAGGATAAACTTGAGTACCGGCCTGTAGCAACATCACAGTGAACTGGTCAGTTTTGAATTGTACATTGAGTTTTTTGGCCAAGTTGATAGCGTGGCCAGGGTTGGAGAATGAAACCTTTTTGTATTTGGGCCCAGGGTATTGCACCAATAAATTTGATGTCTTTAGATTGATCGGGCTAGAATTGTAACAAACTGCCCAGACTCCTTCAGAGGCCAACACCTGTTCAGTCTTGTAGGTGGACTTGTTTGTGTGCTCAATTAGTACAACGGGTTTGGGTCTGCTCATACATTTATTTATGATAAAATATAGGTATATTTAGAAGTCACCGCCTGTGATTGCAACTTCAATTACTTGTGCAGCAGCCTGAGCTTGTGTCACAGTGCGCAATGTTTCTAGATCAATCAACAAGCGAGTTATGTCCGCATGCAGGTCTTTGGCATCAGTCATGCTCATTACAAAGTCTCTTGCGCCGCGGGCTTCGTGACCACGTACTCGGTCAACAAATTTAGTTAAATGTAGTGACATGATCAGTTGACTCGTCTTGGGTGTAAAATGGTCCTTGATACGGATAACGTTGCAACACAATCAATTTTGGACTTTGCACTGTTCGCCAGTTACGGCCTTTCTTCACATTGTACCAGCCGGCTGCAAACCAACTTTTACTTTTGACAGTTTTGGTAAACACCGGCAACTGCTGACTCACATCCCACACAGGATTGTACATGCGGCCAGTAACCGAGTAGCCATGCACATGTGCAACCGCTGACTTAGGCGCAGTGACAGTGCCCGCAGATTCAAACGTGATGTTGACTCGTTGTTCCACCAATTTGATTGTTTTAAACTGTGCCACTTGATTGTTAATCTTGACTTGATATCCACCTGCACAGGCTTCAATGTTGCCGACCTTGCGGTTGTTTTCTTGTAAAATCCAAAACTGTTTTTCAATTACTGGTTTTGCTATTAGCGTCATACCTATATCCTTTTTGTCTACATTCTTCTACTGCTTTAACAGGAAAGTCTGGATGCCAGCCGCCCATTAACATTCTGCAATCATAGCGCACAGGTATGTGGTTATCTCTAACAGCAGTGGCCACAATAATCGATACTGCTACTGTCACAGCAACAATGATTGCTATTGCATTACGCAACATTCAATACACCTTTGTATGTTTCATTCATCCAGCGCCCAAAGCTGTCGGCACTTTCACTAACCTTAGTGAGCTCGTATTTGCCGCAGAATTGAAGGAACCGCACTCCCACCTGCCCAATGTCTTTGTGACTGACCTGTTCGCGTATGGCCGTGTCAACTGTGTTTCTAATGTCCTCGGGCTGGGCTGTTAAGTCAATTAGAGTTCGGTTGCGTTCGTAATCATCCAACACCCTATGCTCCACACCGTCTGGATCAGTCCACCGTTGCAACATCATGTTGTTCCAGCTATATCCCTTTTTGTCCTTGTCATCGTATGCCTCTTGTAGGCCAACTTTGTTCTTGGTACCTTTTGTGCGCACTCCGGGGTATGCTGAAAACACGTTGTCTGAACTGTCTCCCCGCATGCACTTTTCAAACAAGAGCCATTTGGGATCTGGAATAACTTTTGGTTCTTTTGTTTTCTTATCAATAACCAGCTTGCCCTTGGCATCAAATATTCCGTCTAAGGTGTGCAACTCATCGGTGATGCCATTGTATTGAGTGACATTTTCAGCAAGCAACTGCACAAAGTCTGTGTCGCTACTAATTACCACATGTTGATCTTGGGGATGTAATGCAATCCAGCGAGCAATGATATCGTCGCCTTCGGCTGTAGGACACCTAATAACACTACAATTGGTTCTTTCAGCCAAGTATTTAGTCAAAGCATCATAGGTTTCCCAGAACATTTTGTCTTCATCTGCTTGAGCTTCGGTAAGTGCAGCTCGGGCCACGGCACGATTAGCTTTGTAGGGTTTGTAATGATCTTTGCGCCAGCTTCTGCCTTCCAAGGCAAATACCACATGATCAGCTTCAAATCTACGGGCCATTTTGTTAGCAGCCATCAGGGTAACATGTAAAGCAAACCCAACTTTTTCCCAGGCGTCGCTGGCCCGAAAGGCTCCGTGTCTGGCTCGAAAGAATAAATTGGCAGTGTCTATCAGTATATATTTCATGTTACTAGTATAACAGAAACTGTAGCAAAAGTCAAACGAATTTGTGTTTGATAATATAGTTTAAAATATAACGATGAAATGCCGAGTGACCATCTCGTCCAAAATGCCAAGAATTGGGCATAACAGTGTCTATGCCTTGTGCTCGTATTACAGCATTGTAGGTTGATTCAGGATTGTATGGGCCAATATAGCTGGTGCCCCAATCTTGCTGTGTTGCTACGGACGAAAAATCGTTGTTGCCATTGAAAAAGATATGATCAATTCCTTGTTGTTCAAGTTCTAGATGAAACTGCCAAATCTCATCATGCGCCTGAACGGTTTTCAGCTTCCAATTGGTGTCGATTACAAAATGTTTGTATTTTTCTTGTAATGCAGGAGTAACTTGATCAGTGCCTGAAGAACCCACTTGATAATACGTGCCGTTGTGCAACCATTCCTCGCGTTCCCAGGTGCTCCATTGTATAATCATCAACGGTTTGGAATGCTGTTGTCCAGCGTCGGCTAACCAGGCACGTGCGGTTCGCATGATACGAGCGTTACTGCTGGCACTTTCAGCATCGCACCGAAATGCACTTTTAAGAGTCAGGGCCAGCAGTTGTCCCCAACTGACTGCAAGATTGGATGGATGCGGAGCTTGCCCTAGATAAAACAGTGACGGATCATCTTCGGCAAATGCATGCGGATTTACTGCTTCAGCTCCAGCTGTATGACTATCGCCGTTGACATACAAGATCATGATTGCTTGAGTAGTTTGACTGTTTCGGCTTCGGCTACACGCCTACGTAGACTGCTGGAACTAAAGGAATGATCTCGGCCGTTGAACACAATTTCAATGCCACGTTGGTAGCACTCGTTTTTGCCAGAAAATTCTTGATCCTCATACTCAACGCCCAGGATGCGTACATCCACCGGCAAGATCAACAACAAGTCACGCAAGTCTTGTTCAGTTTGGTAAACAACCACTTCGTCTACATATCTACATGCTGCCAATTGTATTTGCCGTTCCACGATACTTTGAATAGGTGCGTTCTTGGTGCTTCTATCTATGGTGGGATCAGTTTGCAAGCCGCAAATCAAGTAGTCACAGTGATTCTTGGCTTCTGATAGCATGGCCACGTGACCACTATGAAAAAGATCAAACGTACTAAAAGTAATACCGATCTTTTTTCCTTCGTCAGTGAGTTGTTTTATTTTATTAAAAATCAACTAACTTCCGATCTTCCGTCGCCGATGTTGCGTGTCTTGACCACTCTGTCTCGCTCGGGCTTCATGGCTTCATACTGTTCGTGAGTTTCTAACACTACATTACGACACACAGCAGTAAACCATCGATCCACAATATCGGCATCAGTATCTTTGGGATCCATTTGATATCCAGCACGAACCAAGTTGGCCACAAACTTGTCGTTCCAGTCCAGTTCAATGGCACCGTTGGTGATGTCGTTGGCATCAATTTCTAAACTGAGAATATCAACCCAGGGCTCGCCCTTTTCAGTGGCAGTTTCCTTGGCGGTTTTTTCAATCTTTTTAGATTGCGGTGCGGTGACCTTGACTGCGGGTTTTTTCTTTTTTAGAAATCGATCAAATATGCTCATGGTGTCCTTGTTTAAATTCTAGTGTTGCCATAGTGTACTACAGTAACAGCAGGCATGTCAAGTGGTATCTTGCGCCATGGATCCACAACTACACTGCCTGGCTGGATCTTGCAGTAAGGTTGTGTGTCTTTTTGATCGCCAGTGTATTCATAAGTGATCTTGCGATTGTGTGCCCACAAAAACACAGCAGGATGGTCGACCGTGACAACCACATCGGCGCAATCATCTGCAAGTGGATCCACGTATGCGACTGCGTGTCCTGCCTCTTTGATATAGAATCCAACCAGGGTACTGTAACTGCCAATGCAGTATTCCACATCAGGCTTGTAGGCCTTGCCGTGAATCACAATTGGCATATTATTGTTCATTACGGATATGTCCAACAAAAACAGTGCTAAATTTTTAGCTTGTATTTCTCGAGCATCCATCACAGTTGCAAACAGGTCGTAACCTAGATTATATTCTTTGGCAAGCCAACGCAGCGCAATATTATCACGAGGATGACAATTATGCACTACTAGTCCAGTATCTGCATTTATGTAAAATTGGTCATCGTAGACAGAGTGTGTTGGTTCAACTTCTAAGTTGTACACTTTTCCAGTGTAGTTAATTTTTTCAATTTTCATAATTTAATTCCTAGTTTCCTTAATTTATCTTCAGTTAAGACTTCTATCCTTATATACGGATGTTGCTCAGCTAATAACTCAAATTTTCTGTATTGCTTTTTGTACCAATGGGTTGCCTTGGGGTCAACATAACATTGCCAGTTATGCACATAAAAGTCTGGAAAATAATGATGAGTTAATCCGTCATCTGCAACATATGGTATTTTTCCGCGATGACACTCAAATGTTAATACATTTTCGTCGAGAAATTTTATGAATGCTAGTTCATATTTTCCTTGTACCTTATAAGTTACACCCGATGAGTGGATATAATCGTACCACTTAGTGTATCCCATTCGTAACCCCAACAATTGGGCATTATCATACGCCCCGCGGGCCCAGGCATCTATGGATCCTTGTTTGAATTTAAAACGAAATTCGGGATCTTGCATTAGTGCTGACCTAGTTGCAGAAACTTTAGCCCTTACATCTGCCCGTTTCATGGCATTTTTTTCACCAAGATTAACCCCTTTCATAGCCTGTGATAATCGCTCTCTAACTGCAGGATTTTGATATGCGGCCCGAACTCCTTTGGTCATTTTTTCAATACGTGCAGGTTGAATATTTTGCAGCCCTTGCCAACATTTGTTGCAAAAATCCTGTGAAAATAATGGATTTTTTTGCATTTTAGCATAATGCGATTTAGTGCGAGTATGCAACTTGTTACAGCGATCACATATTAGCTCTACCATTGTTTCTTGAACCGTAGTTGTTTTTCCAGTTTTTTTAACAGTCCACGAGTAT